AACAGCAGCAACAGCAGCTCGAGTTGATGGAGAACTAGCAACAGGGGGAGCGGAATATAGTCAAAGAATACTAGATGATCTTGATGCTTTTGAAGATGACATCGGAGCTATTCGAGCAGGAACTAGAGCATCGGTTAATGTTTTTGAAGACAACCGTTCAATGTCTCTGCGAGGATTTACAAATCAACGAGAGCGAATACCTTTACTAGAAGAAAAATATGAAAGATTGTTTGGAGAGTTTCCAGAACTCAAAGAACTTTTTGATACAGCAAAAGCAGAATTATTAACAGGAAGATTTAGTGAAGAGGCTTTAGCAGGAACAACAAGATTCCCAAGAGCAGCGAAGTTTGAAGATTCAAGTTATACTTTACCTGGTGGAGATGATTATGGTGAATTTGTTTTCAAAGCTAAAGCACCAGAGGGGCAGAAAGATATAACGTTTAGTCAGCACTTCCCTGATGAAGAAAATCCCATTGCTCACGTTCGATTTGATACACGAAAGATTGTCAATCGTGGTGACGATGCCATTGATATGAACGAAGGGGATGAAGTTTTATTTATTCAAGAATTACAATCCGATATTCATCAAAAAGCAAGAACAAAGGATATGATGTCTAATCCTGAGATTGATAATATCTTGAGTGAAAAAGTAGTGAAACAATTCCAAGCATCAAACAAAGATATTGATAAAACAATTAAAGCATTAGCAGCACAAGGTTATGATATTACTCCTGAAGAACTCAACCAACTTCAAAAATTAATTAAACAGGAATCTGAAAATATTAAATTATTAGAAAACGTCACACCTTCTTCTGGGCCTCAAGGAGATAAGATGCCATTTGCTCCGTTACAAGGAGAAGAAGCTTGGGCTGATTATGTGATTAAGTTTATGGCAAACAAAGCATATCAAGGCGGAAAGAAATGGCTAGCCATTGCTCCTGCGGATGTCGTATCTCCAAGAGATACAAACTTTATATCGGAAGGGAATGCTCGTTTCTATGGAACAAGTGATTTAACTTCAGTTGATGCAGCTCCTCGTTATGATCCAAGATATCCAGGAGATCGACAAACCTATCGTCCTCGAGATGAAGATTACAAAACAATTAAAGCAGGGGAAATGGTTCTTCCTAAAATTTTAAAGAATCTTTCAAAAATTGATCCGAAGAGAGATCCTGCAAGAATAACAACAATTACTATCAATACACCTGATGGTCCTCAAAGGGTATTAGCTTTAGAGATTGATGATCGTTTTGATCGACCTTTCATGCTATATAAACGCTCAGGCGGTATTGTAAGTCTACCAATAAAATGGTAATAACTAATAATGGCTGAAGAACAAAATCCCGTAAATAATATTGAACGTATCGTTGAGATGCAAACTGAAACCGTCGAGCCTAATGCTCGTGAAGTTGAATTAGATAAAGTCGAAGCATTAGAAGATAATGTTATGGAAATGGAAGACGGCTCCGCTTTTGTGGGAGAAGTCGAAGGATTATTTGAAGAGGAAATGGGGGAGGATAATTTTTATTCTAACCTTGCCGAAGAGATTGACGAACAAGAGTTAATGAGACTCTCTGATGAGCTTTCTCAAAAATATAAAGAAGATAAATCTACAAGAGAAGATTGGGCAAAGTCTTACACTGATGGTTTAGAGCTTTTAGGTTTTAACTACACCGAACAAACTCGACCATTCAAAGGTGCAAGTGGTGTAACTCATCCTCTTTTAGCGGAATCGGTCACACAGTTTCAGGCACAAGCAATCAAAGAGCTGCTTCCAGCAGGTGGCCCTGTTCGTGCACAGGTAGTGGGAGCTACAAGTCCTGAAGTAAATTCTCAAGCACAGCGTGTTCAAGATTTTATGAACTATCAAATTACAAACATCATGGAAGATTACACTCCCGAGATGGATCAAATGTTATTTTATCTTGCTCTTGCAGGTTCTGCTTTCAAAAAAATCTATTTTGATGCTCAAATGAACAGAGCAGTTGCTAAATTTGTCCCTGCGGAAGACCTAGTAGTACCTTATGGAGCCACGGATCTTGAGTCTTGTGAAAGAATTACACAAATGATTCGTATGTCCGAGAACGATTTACGTAAAAAACAGGTCATGGGCTTTTATCGAGACGTCGAAGTGTTCCCTACAGATGATGAACAAAGCTCAATTCAAGAAACTTACGACAAATTAGACGGTGTTAAGGGCATGGGCAACGATGAAGAGATGACTTTACTCGAAGTTCACTGTGATTTAGACCTGATTGGTTACGAAGACAAGGATGAAAGCGGTGAAGAGACAGGAATTAAGCTGCCTTACATCGTGACCATCGACGAAGGCTCAGGAAAAGTGCTTTCAATCTATCGAAATTACGGCGAAGAAGATCCTTTAAAAGAGAAAAAACAATATTTTGTTCATTACAAGTTTTTACCAGGCTTAGGATTCTATGGTTTTGGCTTAATTCACATGATTGGTGGTTTATCAAGAACTGCAACTCAGGCCTTACGTCAATTATTGGATGCAGGAACTCTTTCAAACCTTCCTGCGGGCTTTAAAACCCGTGGATTGCGTATTCGAGACGACGATCAACCCTTACAGCCAGGAGAATTTAGAGATGTAGACTCTCCAGGAGGCATGATCCGTGAATCAATCATGAATTTACCCTATAAAGAGCCTTCTCAGACACTATTTGCGCTAATGGGCTTCTGTGTAGACGCAGGAAGACGATTTGCAGCGATTGCTGACCTTCAAATTGGAGAAGGAAATCAAAATGCAGCTGTTGGAACCACTGTGGCACTCTTAGAAAGAGGCACACAGGTTATGTCAGCGATTCATAAGCGCTTACACTACGCACAAAAGATTGAATTTAGACTTTTAGCTGATGTATTCAGAGATTTCTTACCTCCAAGTTATCCTTACAAGGTTGTGGGCGGTGAAAAAGAAATTAAAACAGAAGATTTTAATGATGATGTCGATATTATTCCGGTATCAAACCCTAATATTCATTCTTCAGCTCAACGAATTGCCATAGCTCAACAAGAACTACAATTAGCAATGGGAGCTCCTCAGATTCACAACATTAGAGAAGCATATCGTCGAATGTACGAAGCTTTAGGAGTCCGAGAGGTTGATAATTTATTAATTCCACAAAAAGAGCCAATGGCAATGGATCCCGCTATGGAAAATGCTCAAGCTTTAGCCTTAGCTGAGTTGAAAGCTTTTCCTGGTCAAGATCATGATGCTCATATTCAAGCTCATTTAATTTTTGGTTCTTCTCCAATGGTAATGGCACAGCCACAAGCTGCAACAGAATTACAAAAACATATCTTGGAGCATATCTCAATTAAAGCAAAAGAGATTGCAACTGCGGAACTTGAAGGATACCCACCAGGCATGAATGAAGAACAGTTACAAGTTCAACTCAATGCTCGTATGGCACAATTGATTGCTCAGTTTATGGGTGAGTTAAAACAAGCTTCTGCTGAACTATCTGGTCAAGGTGGTCCTGATCCTCTTGTCCAACTCAAACAACAAGAGTTACAATTAAGAGCACAGAAAGATCAAGCGGATGCTCAGATCGATGCACAGCGTGTTGCACTCGAGCAAGAGCGCATTAAACGTAATGATCAAAATATTCAAAAGAAGATTAACTCTTCTGAAGACATTGCTGAACTTCGTGCTCGAGTTAATATTGAAAAATCAAAGGGTAGATAATGTCAGTTGATGTTAAAAAGCTATTATCGAGAACAACTCTCTATAAACCCAATAAGCTAATTAAATCAAAGAGTGTCAATATTCCTGGTTTAAAAAAGAAAACAGCGAAAAAGACAACTAAGAAAAAGACTACAAAGACAGGTAAAAACAGATATAATCAAACGATGACCGCTGGCGCACGATCAGGGGTTGGAAGATTACAAAAAATAAAAGGGATGGCTTAATATGAAAAATAAAAAACCTATGAAAAAAGCAATGGGCGGAAGCGGAGACAACAAAGAGAAGATGAAGCTTAAAGGCTACATGTCTGGTGGTCCTGTTGAAATTTCTATGCCTGGTCCTTCAGGACCGAGCACTATGCGAGGCATGGGCGCTGCTACCAAAGGCGGTAGATTCTCCGGTGTCAAATAAAGATAAACGTAAAGGTTTAAGTGGTGGAAAGAAGTTCGGACCGCCACCTAAAAAAGGGCCTGATCCTCAGGGCAAAAAAGCGAGGACTTTGAAAGGAGTGCAGAGATGAAAGCATGGAATTGGATTTGGGATAAGTGGAATAAACTTAGTCCTCACGGCAAATGGATCATTGGTATCGTAGTTGCCGCTGTAGTCTACAATTGGTGGATTGCATAAATGTTATCTAAGATATTAGGCGGATCTCTCGTAGACACTGTCGGCAAAGTGATCGACAGTGTCCACACCTCAGAAGAAGAAAAAGGTAAAATTCGAATTAAACTTCAAGAGCTTGAAAATGAAATTAACTCTAAACAAA